GACGGTGTGGCCCGACAGCTCGCCGTTGCGCAGCTTGATCTGCTTCGTATTGCCGATAACACGGGCTGTGGTCCAGCCGCCATTTTTAGCGATGATTTCGACTTGCTGGCCGGTTGCGGTGATGATTGCTACGTTCATGGTGATGTCCTCTATCGGTTGGTTAAAAAGCTTTATTATAACACGGGTGGGGGATTTTGTCAAGTATTACGAAAGTATTACTGGTTAGCCGCCTCTTCGATGCCGTCGATCGCGTCGTCCAAGCTGCTGATCGCGGTGTCCATGTCGTCGGCGTTCAGCTCCAGCGCTTGGGCGCAATCGAGGATTCGCTCGCCTTGGTCGCTGTTTTGCAAGCCTTCGGGCATGTTGTCGTAGCACTCTTGCTCTTCGTCGCGGAGCGACTCGATGGTCGAAAGATGGTCGCGCAGTTGGCTGAGCAGCTCACGGACTTGGGCGACTTCGTTGGCGATCTGGGTGCGGCGTGCCTTGTTCATTCGTTTGTCCTCTATCGGTTGGTTGAAAAGCCTAATTATACCACGGGAGCAATACCTTTGTCAAGTATTACAGCCGTATTACAAAGACCCCGGACGGATCTTGCGCGGTGTCGACGTACTCTTGCACGCCGGGGGTCCACTCGACATCGGGCCAATAGACCACGTAGCCCATGCCCAGATGGTCCACGTGTCTTCCCTCTTTCGGCAAGCCCTCCAAGTTGCCAGTGTGCCCGATTGAGCAAGCGACGCACGATTTGCCGTACATGAAGCGGCCAGAGTAGGACCACGGCTGCAGCTCGCGATTGAGAATCGCGTCGATCAGGTCCATCGTTGTGTTCAGAATCATCATGGAAAAGCCCTCATTTCTTCAAGTTCACGAACATTTTTGCGGATTTGCATTTGGCGATCGCGGATCGCGTCGATTTCGCACCACACCTTGCGCACGTACTCGCTCGATGCGGGTTCGTGCTCGTGGATTCGCAGCACCTCGTAGCAGTCCTGCAATGCGCACTGCAAGCCGTAGGTGTCGGACTGGGCGAATTTACGGCGAAAGACTGCCGCGAGGTCTTGGTAAGAGATCGTGCGATTCATACACGCTCCACGGTGCCGACCAGTTGGCCATCAGCGATTTCGAACAGCACGTGCTTGGCGATATTCAGAGTCTTGCGTGCACGCTCGGTGTCGCCCACGGCCAGCAGCTCTTGCGCGTCGGACATCAACCCGGCCACCACCATGTGGCCACCGGAGCATTTGTAAGTGATCGAGTCGGTCAGATCGCGAATGTACTGGTCGATGTCTTCGACGCCGTACATGCTCATGTTGCAAACGATTTGTGTTCTGGTCAGTGCCATAGTGCTTGTCCTCTATCGGTTGGTTGAAAAGCCCAATTATAACACGCGTGGGACAATCTGTCAAGTACCCCCCTCCAAGAACCGATCGATCTCCTGCGACAGCGAGTGCAAGCCGCTATTGACGAGCTTGACCACCGGGACCACCGCACGCACCCGGTCCTGCGCTGCGTGGCTTATGAACTTGGTCATCAAAAAAGCCGCGTCCAGATTTTGCCGGATCACCCGGGATTTCGCCTCGTCCGCTGTCAGAAACAGGATGTCCACATCGCGCTTTCGGTACTGGGTCGCAACCATGCTGGCTTGGCTCTCCAGCAGCCCCACGACCAGAATGCTGGGGCGCGGCTTTTTGCACGAATCGGGCAACCAGCCACCATCGATCGACGCACGCCGGAACTCGGCATTTCGCTTGGCGTATTCCGCGTCGAACTGGTTGTCCACCTCTATGCACACTTGGGCACGCATCCGAGCCTCGACTTTGTCGAGCACTTGCTCCACGAGCCGATCCACCAATGCGGCGAAAAGTACGCCTATATCGGTATCGTTTCGCAATGGGGGCGGGGGTGGTGCGGGTTCGGCAACCACTGGCGCGGGTTCGGGCAGATTCTTCACCCGGGCTTTCGCAATGGTTCTCGCCTCCGCGATTCGCGCTTTGTAGGTGTGCACGCGTTGGTCGGTGATTTTCACACGACGATCTTTCACCAGCACATTCTGCGCGTGGTGCATCGCGGTGCGGTTGGTGGTAAGCGGCTGCTCGATGAACACGTCGATCATCGATGCAAAGACGGCGGTTTTCTCTTCGTTTGTCCAAACGGTCCGGGTCATGATTTGTCCTCTATGTTAAAAACGGGGAGACCCTTTCGAGCCTCCCCCAACTCTTGGCAACTGCAGCTTTCGCCGCAGCCCCCCGATTATACCAGTGACAATGCGGTATCCAGCGCGTCGCGTTTGAGTCTTGCACCCGCACCGAACCAAGCCGACTGCAAGCGAGTGTCGCGAGATGCAGCCCCACGCTCGTGGTCGGCGAAGCGGGTAACCGCGTTGAGCAAGCCCCACGCCGTGCCGGTCGCGGTCTTGGTGCGTTGGCCCACACCGTCGAGGTAGATCTTGGTCACCAGCTCGATCATCGGGCGCTTGGCCTTCGGATCGATCTCCTCCTCTTCGCCGTAGAACACGTCGAGGAAGTACTTCGCGGCTTCCTCTTTCGACACCTTGCGCTTGCTCAGCGTCGTCGCGTTCGACTTGAACTGGTCCCATGCCCCCCCGACTAGACCCAGCTCGGTCTTGAATCGCACCGGGTTGAACTCGGTGCTGTGCGGCACGCGGATCTGGCCCGATTTGTTGCCCACGGCGACGGTCAGCGTGTTGTTGCACACGACGCGGGTGGTCGTGAACTGTGCGCTGTTGGACAATGTGCCATCGCACGAGGTAGCGAGCAGCAGATAAGGCAGGACCACGTCGCCACCACCCACGTCGAACGAATCATCAGCCTTGGCCAACGCCCAGTAAGTCGCACCATTGCGCAGCATTCCAGCGGTCTCCATCTTGAAGCCGCCCACCTCGCACAAGTCGCGGAAGAACTCCATCACGTCGCGGGGTTGGGTGATGTGGTAGTTGCTCGACATCACCGAAAGGGGAGCACCAGTATCGCTCCGGTACAACGCCCAGCGCTTGGGTACGGTCTGCATGCGCACCGGTGCGTCGTTCTCGTCGCGCACCTCGTAGGCGATCGCGCCCTTCTTCACGGTCCAGTCGAACCCGGCTTCTCGGGTCCAAGTATCGAGATTCGCATCGGGGGTCAGCACCTGACCTAGACCGTGCCAAGGGGTCTCGCCGACGTAGGCCATGGATGCTTTACCGGCAGCGTTTGTGTGTAGTTCGTGAGCCATTGTGAGTCCTCTATTCGTTGGTTGATGAAGATGCTATTATAACACGCGTGGGACAATCTGTCAAGTATTGTCCGATCAATCCAGCGTTTCCCAAGTCTCGCCTTGGTGTCCGCATTCGTAGCAGAACCAGCCCATCTTGGCCCACGAAAGGTCCAAGCGGGGGTCCGACTTTTGAGCCAGTATCCGCACCTGCATGTCGCTTCGACACACGGGGCACGTTTGCTCGGTCTCTTCGGATTCCTCGGGTTCGTCTATGTCGTCTTCTGTCATGGTCTGCCCTTAGTCTGTTTCGCCAGTCGATTCATCCAGCATGTCGTAGGGCGGGAGGAAGGCCACATCGGCCAACTGGCGTATGTTGCGAAATCGGACCTCTTGCTCGGCGAGCAGCCTTCGAAAGTGGTCGTTCTCTTTGACCAGCTTTCGAATGTCTTCGAGTGCGTCGCCCAAGGCAAGATCTAGGATTCGTTCTTCATCGGTCATCCGGGTCTCCAAAGTAGGAAGTCGAGGGTCAGCACGATGATGGCTGCGAGCACCACCACGCGCTCAACAGTCTGGAACAGTGTGTGGTTGAACGGGCGCATTACAGGATCTCCATCTGGCGGATGTTCATTTTCTCGACGCTCACCGTGTTGTCCTTGCACCACTCCACGCCCAACGCGGCACGGGCTGCTGCAGTGTCCATGCGTTGCTCGCTGGTGAACTTCACTTCGAGCTGGTAGGACTTGCCTTTGTACACCATGTCCTGCCCCGCGCAGTCTTCGCGCAGCGCCTCCTTCAGCAGCTTCTCGCGAGCGGTCAGGGCGCGCAACTGGTCGCGCACTTGGGCCAATTCGTCAATCATCGCGGTGGTGATCGTAGCACGGGTTTGGGTCTTGCTCATGTTGTCCTCTATCGGTTGGTTGTGGAAGGCCTAATTATAACACGGGCGGGATCATCTGTCAAGTATTCTCTCGGCACTGATTTGGGCATACCCGGCTATATCGACCCACGAGTCCCGGTTCTCCGGGTTGCCGTTTAGAATCCGCGACACTTTGTGCATGATCATGTCGAGCGATTCCTTCTGGTGCGATTTCAGCCGCTTCCATCCGTCTTGCTCGCGCATGTACTCTTTCAGATCTTGTGCGATGATCCCTTGGTGTGTGAAATCCCCGTACTCGGCCCCCCGCTCATCAGTGATCGCTTGTAGGTTAACTTT